TTATTGGTGAAAACAAATAAAATTTAATGTTATTTAATGTTATTTAATGTTATTTAATAAAAATTTAATGTTATTTAATAAAAATTTAATGTTATTTAATAAAAATTATAATATTAAATATTTATTATAATTTTATTATAATTTATTATATTTTTATTATATTACTATAATATAAAAATATGAATTTTTTTGATAGTCTGATGTCTCCTTTAAGCCGCGATCATTGTATGTTATTTTATTACCTTGGTTTAATAAGTTTGTTTTTTGCTACTGCTGCTCTTGTTGGTTTTATTATAGGTTTGTTTAAAAAGAATACGCAATATGCAATGGGTGCATATTTTATGTCTTTTTTAAGTAATATGATTTTATACTATATTTCAAGAATACATTATTCCATATGTTTAGGTGCGTTACGTTAAATAGTTAGTAATAACTTTACAAATAACTATATAATACTTATTTAAACAAGTATTATATAATTATGAAACTATTAAGTATTGATATTGGTATAAAGAATTTAGCATTTATAATAATTGAAACAAATAGTAATGATTTTAAAATAGTAAAGTGGGATGTTATAAATTTATGTACTAACACAAATGATTGCTGCCAACATTTATGTAAAAAGAAAGCAGCTTTTTTTAAAAATTCAAATTATTATTGTAAAATTCATGCAAAAAAAACAAACTATAGTATTCCTACGTGTAATATTAAAACTTTACATAAACAATCGCTTAAAAAACTCATATTATTAGCAGATGAATATGAGTTGGTCTTTGATAAGTCTATAAAAAAACCCATGTTAATTGTGCTATTAGAAGACTATTTAAATAGTCATTGTTTAGAAGCAGTTGAAAACATTAGTGCAAATACTATAAATTTGGTACATATTGGAATTAATATTAAAGATAGGTTAAATGAATTATTTAAAGACTATAATATATTGGAATTGGATAAAATAATATTGGAAAATCAAATAAGTCCTTTAGCAAATAGGATGAAATCTATTCAAGGTATGATAGCACAATATTTTATAAATTATAATAATTATAATATATACTTTATTTCCGCAATTAATAAATTAAAATTATTTATGAAAAATAATACACTTACTACTAATTGTGTTACTAGTTCTAATACTAGTCCTAATACTAGTCCTATTATTAGCCCTATTAATGGTGTTAATAAAATTAGCTATGCACAGAGAAAAAAATTAAGTATTTTTTATACAAAAGAAGTATTGAAAAAAAATAATATGAATAATGAACTTGCTTTTTTTAGTAGTCATTTAAAAAAAGACGATTTAGCTGACTGCTTTTTACAAGCTTATTATTTTATTAATTGTTAAATCAATTGTTTAGTCAATTGTTATATTAATTATTATAACAATATATTAATTATGTTTGCGGAGGATTTAAAAATTAAACTTCTATTTAATTCATAATAGGAGTAATGGAAATTATTGAAATAGAGCCAGAAATTTTAAATATTGATAGCTTTAGTATACCAGATTTTAAATTTAATGACACAATTGATACTAATGATGACATAATCTCAAAAAAACCGACTTCAAATTTTGGTGGAGGCATAGAACTATTAATGAATGTTAAAAATAAAAATGAAAAAAAAGCAAGTTCATCAATTGATATTGAAGACATTACAAATTTAGAAAGTGAATTAAATAATTTAGCAGACACTATAAATGAAACAAAAGCGCCAGAAAAAGTAGAATTTCAAGACAATGATAGTAAAAAGGAAATAAAGTATGGACAAAGCAGTTCAACCAAAAAATCAATATTTGGTGACATTTTTGGTTCAAACAAAGTAGATGGTGAAAATATTAAGCCTATTACAAGAAATAATGATTCAAATGATAATGAAACAAATAATTTAGGCAAATCAACTGCAAATATGAATGAAACAAAAACATGGGATGGATTTGGTAAATTTAACAACATACCAATAAATTTAGACAAAGCCCAAGAAAAACCGCAATTAACAAAAGAAGAAGAGTTGCGTGAAAAATTCAAATATATGCGCAAGTTAGATGAGTTAGAGAAAAAAGGAATAAACTTGTCTAAGCGTTATAACATGGATTCTAATTTGGATGAAATGATTGGAGAATATGAAACAATTATTGCTGAAAAAGAGAAATCAAATGCTATTAAGTTTCAAGGTAAAATGATGATGGCTTGTATAACAGGACTAGAATTTTTAAATAACAAATTTGACCCATTTGATATAAAATTAGATGGATGGGGTGAGCAAATAAATGAAAATATAGATGATTATGATGATATTTTTGCCGAATTACATGAAAAATATAAGTCTAAGGCGAAAATGTCTCCTGAATTAAAATTATTGTTCCAATTAGGTGGTTCTGCCATGATGGTTCATATGTCCAATACATTATTTAAATCTTCAATGCCAGGAATGGATGATATTATGAGACAAAATCCAGAACTAATGAAACAGTTTACACAAGCTGCAGTTAATACTATGGGACAAACAAATCCCGGATTTGGCGGTTTTATGAATGGGCTTTTTGCCGGAAATAATGGTTCAATGAATAATAAAAATAATGGCTTTACTCCTGGATTTGGAAGTACTATGCCACCAAATGTAAATTCAGGACCACCACCAATGTCTGTTGAAACCAAATTACCCGACCGTAGCCAACGAATGCCTAATATATTAAATCGTCCCGATATTACTTCCGCACGTGGACTTGAAGTGACAAACAATGAAGCAAGTCCATATGAACAAGAGAGAATAACACGTCCAGAAATGAGAGGTCCTAGTCTAGCCATGCCTCAAAATCAAAACATTTCGTCTTTATTAAGCGGTCTAAAGACCAAATCATTAGATACTAATGCGAACACTGCAAATAATAATGAATTTAATTATAATGAGGCAAGCACAATTAGTATTGATGACCTTAAAGATTTAACTAATGCAAGAATACCGACAAAATCAAAACGGAAACAAAAAAGCGATAGAAATATTGTAAGCTTGGACATATAAACTATGAACTATGAACTATGAACTATGAACTATGAACTATAAACTATTAATTTAATATTCATATAAAAATATTAAATTAATATTATTAACTTATGACTAACTATAATAGTCCACATTATTTAATAAAATATGATTATTCAAATTTAAAATCATTTACCATAAATTTAGATGATTATAAAATTAATTATAATAAACAAGCAATAGAGTTATTAAAGTTGGGAATAGTTAATGAGAGATTTAGTGGAGTAAATGCGTTAAAAGACGAGCATTTCAAAAGCAGTTATAAAAAATATGTATCCAAATTTGCATTAAATTACACACCAAAATCTGTAATTGGATGTGCTTTAAGCCATATAATGTGTTGCAAATATATATATAAAAACTATATAAAGAACCGCAAAACACATAAACAAGAAAACTGTGAAAATTATTTTCTAATAATGGAAGATGATGTTTTTCCTTTATATGAAAAAGGCGAGTTTTATGAACGCCTTAATAAAACACTATATGACATACAAATTTTGGATGCTAATTGGGAAATTATTCAACTTCATAGCGATGGTATTATGCCAACAATAGATACGTATAGTACACATATTGGTTCAATAAGTGCAGCAGCATACTTAATATCGAAAAAAGCAATAAAAAAAACATTGAAGTCTAAAATATATAGTCATATTGATTTAATACATCACAATTTTATGAATTATAATAAATATAGAGCAAAAGAGAATTTATTTTACAGCGATGAAAAAACCAGTTTAAATAGAATTGTATCACATAAGTTTAGCAGCTATAGTTTGTTTTTGAAATCTAAACTATTTGAATTAATAAATTATTATACAAATATTATTCAGTTGCGAGGAGAGAAGAAGTTTTTACATTATTTTGAATATAAAGTATTTAAAGAACCTTTTTTTAATAAAGAGTTTAATACAAATGATATTATTGATTCTTTTATTGGATTAAAAATATTAAGCAAATTATATTATTACAAAAATTAATTATTTGTTGCGTGTTTTATGTTAAAATTATATTACTATTTTAACATAATACTTTATTTATTTGCGAATGACTAGTATTGATAGTTCACATAATAAATATGATGTTTCCTATAATAGTAATGAAAGCGACTTAAAGCGCGGCGACTTAAAGGCGCAACAAACTATAAATGAAAATGACTTAAAGCGCAGTGACTTAAAACCAAAAAGAACATTGCTTCAAAAAATTATAAAACTACATAAATTTTTATGTTTTCAAGCAACTACATTATTAGTAGCAACACTCATACTTTCTTTATTCTGTAAATGTTATGATATATTAATATATGTTTCTTTTGGAACATTTATTTCTATCTTGTTTTTAGGTTCTTATGGGCTATTATTAAAATTTAATGTATTAGCATCACGCGAGTTTAATGAAAAATACAACAATTCTATTTTTAATTTATGGAAAAACTATGTTCCTTGCGATGAAACAAGTTTTTTTCCATTTATGGCTGTTTTTACTATACTATGGCATATGTTTTTTGGATTTTTAGCATTATATTATGTTAAAAATTTTATCAAAAATTCTATAATTACAAAATATTCATATATAGTAGGATATTTATTAATTTTACTATTTTTTGCTATAAATTACAATAGTGGTTTTAAATTATATAATAATTCTTTAAAAATTACTGTAAATGAATATAATCACGGATTATTTTTAAATTTATTTATAGTTGCTGGAGTAATATATTATTTTGAAACTATAAAAAGTAAGTATTTAAATACTAACTGTTTATTATATTTATTATGAGTTATTGTGAAGAAAATAGGTTTCAACCGAAGTTAATATGTGCTAAAGGAGACATGTTATTGTCTGAAATTAAAAGCTTTAACTTTAACACGCGAAGCTATAATTTAGCATTTACTATTCAGGTTCCAAATACAAATTCAAATCTTGCTAGTCTGACTGGTTTTGAAATATATGATTTATTAGAAGCGCAAAATAAAGAGCTAATAGAAAAAATAATTATACTTGATAAAACAGAAAATGAGGCTACATTATGTATATTAATCTCTCATATTGCCAAAGAAATTGGAATAAAACAAAAATATATGTTATTTAGAAGCACTAAAATAGTGAATAAGCTAAACAATTCAGTAACATTTTATAATAAAGATGTAAAATTAATATGTGAAAAATTAAAAGAAGACTATTTAAAACAACTTAATTTAATAAATTCTAATTATGAAGCACTAATATATAATTATGGCAAAACTCAAATAAATGTTTATAATGATAGCAATGATGTTTCAAGTGTTAAATTCAATATAGATTTTCAAGTTATTGTTGACGATGATTTGCCGCTATATATGGAAAATTTAGTTGGATTAATGTTTAAAAAGATGTTTTATAATCTTAAAAATTATTTTATTAGCGCAAGCTAGTTTTTATTTACAATAAGCATTAAATAATATTTTATATTTTAAATTATATAAAATATAAAAATATAAAAATATAAAAAATATAACTAAAATATATTTAATATGTATAGTTTTTTAAAAAACTATAGCAAACATATTAGTGTTTGCTATCGCATTATAAAATTAGTAAGTGTATTAACATATACAGTTACACACTTTTATGCTAATAAAATGCTAACTCTTTATTTATATAAACAGCAACCTCAGTCCAGATTGAGTCTAATTAAAGCATTATGCACTAAATTGGAAAAACTAAATGGCGTATATATTAAAATATTTCAATCATTAGCTTTAAATGAAGATTTATTATATGATGATGAAAAGGATTATTTAATTAACTATTGTGATAATGTTCCATATAGTAGTGATTGTATTGACTACAAATTGTTAAGTGATTTACACGAAACTTATAAAATTAGTGTGTTAAGTGCAATACCTATAAACAGTGGAATAGTTGGACTAGTATTTGACGGATATGACAGCTCTAATACAAAGGTTGTTGTTAAAATGTTAAAACGTAATATAATTAATGAGTTGAGAGATTTATTTGATGACTTAACATATATAGCATATGTGTGTAAGCTTATTCCGTTTATTAATTCTTTTAATATAACCAAATTAGTTTTAGACAATAAAGAATTAATGCTCCAACAAATAGATTTTATGAAAGAAGCATATGCGCTAGAGAGATTTGCCGAAAAATACAAAAATAATAAAGAATACAGATTTCCTAAGGTCTATAAAAATATTACTCAACGCTATAATGAAGTTTTAGTAATGGAAAATATAAAAGGACTAACTCTTAAGAGTTTAGAAACTATGGACGATGCTCTAAAAGAAGAATTTGCTTATATATATATAAAATTTGGAATATTGGGTATTTTAAATTATTCAGCTATTCATTGCGACTTACATTGTGGAAATGTGTTTTTTTATATAAATGAA